CTACGTCAGCCCCTAAAATTAAATTGAGCATCGACACCTTCGGAAATTGCTTTTGCTGCGCCAGCAGGGTCATTAATCGCACGTTTGATTCCTGCCTTTTGCATCTGCTCTACTGATTTATATCCTCCTCGCTCTCTTAATCGAGTAAAATCTTGCGATTCATGGGCGGTAGTTGCCATAAACATAGCTTTTTCTTCATTACTCCAATCAAGTTTATTTATCTCATTGAGAAGCTCTTGCTCTACTTGTTGTGTTCCTATTACTCTAGGCTTCCCTGTTGCTCCTTCTTTGTTGTAGAAAGAGCCGTTTTCCTTAAATCCTTGAGTCAAGGATATTTCATTGTTTGGATCGTGCTCACTCAAAATATCAAGGAATTTTAAATCAAAAAGTTTGAAGGGACTGAGCGGAATATTCTTATGATATTCCTTAGCCTCTTTCACTATCCAATCACCAATATCACTCCCCATTGATTTCATGTCTTCCCAAGCCCCCTCAAAATCACCATCTAACAGTTTTGAAATGGTGTTTCCCACTCTTTGCAAGGTAGGAAGAACAGATTGGAGAAGTTCTCTTGTTAAGTTAGCGAAACCATTTATCAATGAATCAACGGATACCTCGCCATTATACAAGAAACCTTTTAGCTCCAGCCATGATTTACCGGCATTCACCGCCTCTTCCCATGATTTATAGCCGGTTAGTAAATATTGAAATCCCTCTTTCAGGCTTTTTACTGACACTTTTGATGAATCAATGTATTTGATGAAGTTCTCCCAATTAAATTTTGAATCGCCTCCATCTGCCCACGTTTTATAATCGTCATACAACAATCCAAAAGCGGCGGCCAATCCCACAACAGCGATAATTGCCGGCAAGAATGGCGCAATAAACGCCCAAGCCGCTTTTGCAGCATTCCATAAAGTCGGAATGAGAAATGCGCTGATAGTGCTGGAAAGTCCCCAGAAAAAGCCTTGCACTAAACTCTCATGCTCCATTAGGAAATTAAAGAATCTTTCCGTTATTTGTGAAATTTTCAACAATACCAGAGCAACTGCATTACCAATCATCAATTTCATTGATTCAAATTGTTGAGAAACCATTTTGCTGGATTTCATCAATTTTTGACTGGTTTCAATATCCTGTTGTCTTGAGCGGTATAATTTTCCTTGTTGGGATAATAAAGATTGAACTTCTACCCTACCTTTAGAAAGCAAATTAAAGGTATCTTCATCAATTCCCATTAATTGAGCAATGCTAAAGGCTTTAACTCGATCCATTGAGCTAAACTTATCGGCAAGTTCAAGCATTAAACCATTCATATCCTTGATTTTCCCGCTTGCTTCTAACGGCATAATATCCAAAGCGGAAAAGAATTTAAGGATAGAATCGTCACCCATAATGGCAAAGCGATTTAACCCATCGGAAAGCGTTTTAAAACTGGCGCTCATACCTTGAGCAGAGCCACCGGCAAGTTCAGCTGCACCACTCCAGTTTGATATAGCATTTCTTGAGACGCCAAGATTTTTAGCAAAATTATCTAACTTGATATTCGCTTCCGTCGCCTCTTGCGCTATTGTCCCAATGCCCGTTCCGGCAGCAATAATCGATCCTAACGCAAGAATACCTTTCCCTAAGTAGGCAATCGCTTGACCAAGATCTTTTGCCTGCTTAACGTTTTTCTTCGTTTGCTTCTCATTTTTAGCGAGCGATTGATTGAGCTTTTCGGATGATTTACCCGCCACCTCAACAGCTTTTCCGGCTTTGCCAAACTCTTTTTGAAGATTTTCATTTGCCTCTAACACTTTTCCGGCTTCTTCTTCAAAATTACCGGTAATACCAAGTTCTAAAAAGAGAGAATCAATAATTGTTGCCATCTTAAATATCCATTGCCATTATTTATGGGCTTTATTTTGGTTGTATATGTCCACGCTTATTATCTCGACCATATCAAACACATCTTCAAGGCTATACACGGTTTGTAGTTCGTGTAATGTTGCCAGTTTGTGAGAGATGACAGAGCCAACAAGCGGGGGGAAATTAACGTATGCCGCACCATCTCCAGGCTTACCTACGCCGAGATCTGGGTATTGGCGAGTTGCAAAAAATCGAGGTGCAACATCAATGCTTCTTTACGTAAAACCCAAAGGGTTGTGAAATCCTGTACGTCATTCATTGATAAATCTAATTTACGAGGTGAACCGCCTTCAGGAATAATCTGAACACAATCTAATAATTCATCAAGCAATGGTATCGCTTTCTCTGCATCCACATTTTGCAGAGATGAAAGCAACATTGTTGTAATCCCGAGCATACCCATTTTCACATCAGGCACCTCTACACCGGCATTCATTAATGCGATAAGTACTTTTGTTGCCCATTTGTCCGCTTTTACTACTGGCATTTCGGTAATAATGAAACGCACGCCTGCATCACGACCTTTCTCAATAGTGATTTCTTTTGTCTTTAAAGCCATTCTTGTTTTCCTCTTTTAATGGATTTGGGATAATAAAAAACCGCACATAAAAGTACGGTCGGTTTAAAATGCAAAATCAAGTTGTTCCATTTGGGCTAATCGTTGCCTAACTTCTTCATAAGCATGCTTTTCCTTTTTTCGCTTTTGCAATGCTCTCCCTGCTTCACTACCACGTTTTTTAGACTCGCTTTCGTTTTCTTCCAACTCTTCACGTTGTTGACGAATATCTTCCCATTTGGCAACACCCAGAGTCCAATAATCCCATAGCACTTCATAGCAATCTTTTTGATATTCAATGAGCTTGGCTTTAATTTCAGGTTTAACACGAGATGGATTTACGCCAAACAGCCACCCATTGAGATAATGGAGTGGCAAGCAAACCGCATCTTGTTCACCACCATTTGAAGGTATTCGTATTACACGAATACCTTGTGATAAAACTTCATTACGCTGTAAACGTTCAAATTGTGCATGCCAAACTAAACCAATATTCTCGGCGATTTGTTTCATCGGCACATAAGGCCTATTTTCATGATTAATCACCAAAATATCCAAGCCTAAGAATTTTGCTTTTAATGTCTTCATTGTTTCTCCTACTCCACAAAAAGAAACCTGTAAGAAGCAGTGAGTGGAGAAATGAAACACTGCTTGTCACGTGTACATCGCTATCTTACAGGTAATAAAAAAGCCCAATCGTTGATGATTGAGCTTTGTTTTTTTATGGCTAAAGATTAAATATCTTCTGCACCGTTATTCACAACCCTGAAAGAATAAGTCGCCGCTTCTAATAATTTTTTCGCATTAGTTCCACCCGGAATCGAAACCATAAAGCCGGAGGAGTTATAGCGTTTTTTTAATTGACGGAATCTCACACGAAAATTCCACCGCAACCGTTTCTTGTGTGTTGTTGTTGATGTGATTGATAAGTTTGTCGAAATAAGAGCGACTCGGGCTGTTTGCCTGTAGCTGAATATTTAAATCAACCTCATAAGGGGTAAAACCACCGGATTGAATCCCATCAACCCCCATTACCGTTTCACCGATTGTTCCTTGACCATAATCAAAGGCGTTATCAGCCGCATATTGCTCTAACTTCACCCAGTTATCGTTAAATCCTTTTGCTCGGATTTGTAAGATACTGTTGGCCGATGTTAATGTTTTCTCTGTATTTGTACGCATTGCTTTTCCCTAAAATGAAAAAAGCGACCGAAGTCGCTTATTGAACGTTAATTGATGCAAGGTTGATTGATTGCACACTTCCGCCGTCGGTGTACCATAACTTCATCGGCATAGATTGACGTATGCCTCGAGTTTGAGCGGTTGCCTGTCCGATATATAAACAATAACCACGACTTTCAATCGCACTTGCAGCATCAAAACCGGCTTCGCGATTGATAATGGCTTTTTGTTGCTCACTCAATGCTACACCGGTTTGAATTGAGCCAAAATTCAACGCTTCGTTAATTGGGTCATTACAAGCAGCACGCTGCAAAGCGATACCTTCCGCATTGTAAGGGAGCGACTTGACAGATGTTAGCAACGTAATCAAGGCTAACTGTAATTGGCTATTAATCCGGATTTGGTTGACGTAAGCGTCGATCCATTTCCATTTACCGGCAATTTGTCCCGTGGAAAGGAATAAAAATCGGTCATTCGCTGTCGCCCAAGCACCATAAAAATTATAGCCGTTTTCCTCAAGATTTTTTGCAATCGTGGCATCGGTCACATCCGCACCTAGACCCGATTGACCTTTAAATGCCAATGTAATGCGCCCTTGTCGTTCGGTAAAGTTAATCGATGCTACAGTTCCGCATACAAAGGCCGCTTTATCTAAACCGCCATAAATTGCACAACTTCCATCATAGGCACTTTCTTTCAGTTTAGTCCCAAAACATTCCGTGTTACCGGTTAATGTCGCCTCATTTTCAAAACCCCATCCTACAAATAAGAAACGGCTGTTTTGATTATTTGACCATTCGGCAAAGCCTAACTTTTCTTCAAGAGTCGGTTCAAAAATTGTGGTGAATGTTGCCCAATTTAGTGTTGAATCGGTGACTGATTTCATCACATCTGCCGGAGTGCTTGCACCCGCACCTTGTGAAATCACCGCACCTGATTTTTTTGTTAACCCCAATTTTTCTGCGACCGCACCTTTAGCATAGTCAATTGATGAGCTTCCCCCTGTTGCGCTTGACGATACTTTGAACGCCTGCAATTGACCATCAAAGGAGACTGTTGCGCCATCAAGTAACTGAGTGATTTTCTCTGCTGCATTGGAAAAACTAGTCACATCAGAAAAATCAATGCTTTCGATTTTCTTAACAACCCCATCAATAGACACCTCAAAACCACCTGTCACCGCTTTTAATGCATCGAGTTTTAAAGATTTGACGGAAGCGCCCACTAAAAAAGCACTTTCTTCACCGGTATTGTACGCACAGAAGTAAAGCTGGCTAGGTTTGATCGTTGAATTATCAAAACCGTTAAAATACACACTGGCCGCTTTATGTTCGTCCGAATTAATACCGAAATATTCCCCCACCGCATCGGCAGTCGCAAAAGACACCGCTTGCCCTGTTGTTAGGTTTTCGTTTTTGCTGATAAATACCGCATTCATTGATAGCGGAGAACCACCCGCACTTAATACAGCAGGGGTAATGCTAACAATTTGTGAAGCGGGAATAGATTTAAACATAGTTACCTCACACTTTGTTTATTTGGATTAATGGATCTGTTATGAACTCCTGCTGATGCGTAATCACAGGGTTGTAATTGAAATATGCCGTTACCAACCACCGATTTTCATATTCAGAACGCTCATTGATAAACTGCATAAATTTAGGCTCATCGCAATACAAAGGACTTCCACAAGTAAAATGCTCACACGCATAAAAATCACGCCACAGTACGCTAAATGTTTTCGCCATCTTGACCGCACTTTCACCGTAGAAATCAAGCTGTATCATTATTTCAGCCGTATGTGAAACTTCTGTATTGCCGTCATTGATACTGTAATCGTGAGCATTGGTTGATAAAGCTTTTTCGTGGAGAATATTCATCAAAATGAAATCTCCGTTAGGTAGCGGTACGTTGTTGCTATACCCCCGAATCACGTTGTCTTGTGGCAAATTAAAAAGAGCCAGAAGATAACTTCTAAGCTCTTTATAAATATCATCGTGAGAAGTGCTTAACTCTGTCGCCATACCACCACCTTGCACCAATTCGGGAATGACTCAGAAACTGATTTAATGAGCCATTCTGAACTTTCATTCTCGCCAAATGCCTTGAACACTAACTTATCTGCGCCCTGCCCTGTAATGCGGCGTAAAGCATGGATCTGCCCTGATATATAGACGTTTAATAATTGCCCTTGCTGTGCTAGGGAATCAAATAACGATAAATCCTGTGTACTTAGGCTTTGCGCCTGAATGGAAACGTTGTAGCTTTCATAGTTTGAAACTCGCCGACCGGTATCATCAGTAACATGGCCTTGGTTAACTTGAAGAATTGCCGGTATATTCGGATTGACAGCGGTAATAGCACTATTTGCGATATGTCTTAAATTCATTCAGGCTCCTTATCAATAAGATCGCTTGTAATTGACGCTATTAACAAACCGGTATCGACCAAAGGTTTTATTGAGATAGATTTTGGTCTAGGTTTACGCCAACGCCCACTCTTTGTTTGATAAGGCTTATGTGCCCGACGGTTTCGTGCAATTTTCGTTGAGAGTGCAAGAGGCGGACTTTCTATCTCACTAATAGTCATTTTTATATCGCCGGCGGCAACTTTTCCAACAAGTTTTAATACGCTTTTTGTATTTTTACCTTGTCTTAATAGTTCTTTAGCAAAATTCCCCCACTCTTTCTGTTTTCAGAAATTGTTGGGCGAAAAAATGGACGTGGCTTAATATTATTCGATTCCGAACCATATTCGTGAATTGCTGCTACATAAGCCACCGGTGTTTCGTCGTTATAATGTTGTTGCGCAATCACTCCGACCCTTGCCGCTTTGCCTTGCCCCTCCCTAAAGTCCGCAAGCCTTTTCTTCAATTCCTTAGCAAACTTGCTCATAGGAACACGCCCCCAACTTTACGCACCGCCCTACGCTCAGGCAATCCTCCAATATAGGTTCCCGTTGCACCTAATTGATTGAGCAAGGCCCATAATTGCACACCATAAGGCGTAGAAGAAAGCCAAAACTCCCAACCGTTACGTGTTGGCGGAGCAGTGAATGAAACACTCACGCTACCTTCTGTTGCTGATTGAACAGCACCAGTTGAACCGGCTCCACCACTTACCGCTTTACTCGCTAAAGAAATCAAATGAGCAATCATTAAATTCAAGGCAAATTCAAACTTTACGCCATTCAGCGCCCAACTTTCAGATAAAAATTGTTCGGCTTGCTCAGCCCACAACTCCACAAACTCATCAGGATAAGCTTCCTCATCTTTAAATACTGGAAACATTGTACGGAAAGAATAAATATCCATTGCTTTTACCTTTACTCTTCATTACCGTTGGTTGTCACCGTTAAATCTTCAGGCTTGCTGCGCTTTCCTTTATAACTTGACGGTGTTAATGGTGCAGAATTATCACGGCTGTTCATATTTGATGACACTTTTTCGGCATCGGCATTTTTATCTTGAACGACAAGATAGCCGTTTTCTTTATGCAGCCTGAAAATTGGGTTCTGCTCTAATAAGGCTAGCTGCTCTTTTGTGACTTCGGTTGATACACCTAACGGTGTAAATAAGCGATCGTTCATCACGCCTGCGCCACCTTTAATCAAAATCCCCTCTACCGGCACTTTAATATCTGCACCTGTTTCGGCATACACCATATAACGGTTATCACAGGTTAAAGTTGAAAATACATATGGCATTATTCGTTCTCCATTAATAAAAAATAGGAAATAAAAAACCGAACTGCCGGTTAAGCAGAACGGTTTATTTAGATCATGCGTATCTGATTAGATGCCTGTCGCACGATAGACCGCATAAGGGCGTTTACACATTACACCGGCTGTCGCATTAGTGTAATCTTCTACGATACCTTTTGCTTTTTGTTCAACGCCTAATGCGATGAATTTAGCCGGAACAACTTGAACCCAAGTGCGGCTATCATCAGTCGCACCATCGTCAACGGTTTCTGCATAGAGATAGAACACATTTGCGCCACCATTGGCTTTGTTTAGGTTAGGTGCGATTGCTACACGGCATTTAGGATAGGTTTTATTTAACCAATCACGAACGCTAATACCAAAATCAGACGTTACACTTAAAAAAGTGGAACAATCTGTCGGCAACGCTAAACAAGTTTGGGATTGTTCTGCATCCACCACACCTTGCGATTGTGTTTGTAATTGTGCGAATGCCTGACGAATATCTGCGGTGATTTCAAGAAATGTTTTCTTATTCCAAGTTGTTGCACCGGATTGACCTGTGGCCACTGTTGCATAAGCCGGCAATGCCGGATCATTCAAGAAACCATAAGTACGAACACCCGCATCGTTGTAACCTAAGAAACCAACGTTATTACGTTGAATTTCTAGGGCTAACTCTGCTGCAGTTCGTTTTTCTGCCGCACTGTCCAAACGCATTGCAGCTGCACGAGCCTCTTCTAAACGACCAACTTTAATTCCTTTTTCGAAACGTACAACAGTACGGCGTTCAAAACCGGCATTGTAGCTTGAGAATGGAACATTGGATGTATCACCATAAGGCACTGCGTCACCCATGGTTTCTAAAACACCTTGTACCACCTCTTCATCATGCCACTCGCCGATCGTTGCAATGCCGATTAATTCATCGATCTTGCGTGGTGCAAAAGCGGCACGAACAAATCCCGGTAACCACGCTTGTAAGAATTGAACCGGTGTTCCTGCGTTGGCAGTAAATACGCCACCGTTTACATCATCCATTGCGAATGCAGATGGTGCTTTACGCAAATATTCACCAGTAAAGCCAATACCTACTTTACGCAATGCTTGGAAATTACGAACATCTTTCTCATCCATTGCAATAATAGGTTTATTTTCTGAGATACGTTTCGCAACATCTCGACCGCTAATATAGCCATGTTGTTTTGATTTCATCTAATTACCCTTAATTAATTAGTTAAACGAATCACGGTTAAACCGCCTGTTGCGGTGACCGGATAACGATAAATAACAGCGTTAGGAACAAATGCCTTACCTGAAGCGGCTTGCGCAGTACCTGCTGCCACAGTAGATAATTCACCGGTTGTCGTGTCATAAACCACTAAATCACCGATGTTACATTGAGTTGTCACACGAACAACCACATCGCCCATTGTGACAAAGTCACCACGCTGCCCATCAGGAACGGCTAACGTTGGCTCTAATGTGCCTTTCTCATTACCGAATGAAACCGCTTCTTTCGGATTTGCCAAAATACCGGCGAATACAACTCCAGCTTTGATTTCACCGCCAACAGTTGCGATATTGGTTGTATTACTTTTTGTGAAGGCGTAACCATAACTGTTCTTTTTGCCTTCAGAATTAATTAAAAGATTTTCTGCTCGAGTTGGTGAATCTAGATGAATATCACCCGGAACACCGAAACCTTGTGCAGAACCTACTTCACGTTGAAATGTCATAATTTTTCACCTTATTGAGTTAATTGACCATCTAAGAAAGAGGAATCACTGCTATCAAACGCAGCAACTGTTTTTTGTTTGTTTACCGGTGTGCGGTTCGCCATATAGCCTTGAATCATTGCCATTTCTTGACCTTTAGGCGCTTTTAGACCTAATTTACTACAAGCATAAACAGCAACATCATCTTCATCCATCGCACTACAATCAAATGCACCGGTGAAGCCTGAAACACGTTTATAAAGCTTGTCACGGCTAGCAATTTTTGCCATTGCCATCTTAGTAATTTCCGCAGCGTCCATAGCTTGATTTTGCGCCTGCTCTTCTTCACCTTCACCTTCATCTTCGGTTTCAGAATCAGTTTCTTCTTCATCTGAAGATTCTACTTTTCCACTTTCTAATTGAGCCACACGTTTATCAAGGCGCTCAACGACAGCGATAAGTTTATCAATCGGTGATGGTTCACCTTCTTGCTGCTCCTCATCGTCATCTGTAGATTCCTCATCAGAAATAACGTCCTGATGTTCCTCTTCCTGTTCTTCGTCTTGACTAGCCTGTTTAATCTTGTCAAGTTCAGAAGTTAATGCTGCAACCTGCTCAGGCGTTAAATCACGAAGTTGCGCCAATAGTTCTTCAAAATTCATGTGTTGTTTCTCCATTAAAGAATCACAAGTAAAATTAAATTGTCCAAGGTTCGTATCATCGTGATCTAATACTCGAACATCACCACCCATTCGCCCGCTATCAACAAGCGCTAGATGATTCCCACGTAAGTCCCGCTGTATGTAGTCATATGGCTTACCATTCCATACACCGGGGCTATACTCATAACGGCAACGATAGCCAAGCGATAGCTCTTTCTTGCCGTTTTCTATTTTCTGTGCCAAAGATTCGGAAAATGCTTTAATATTTCCGTATAGCACGCCATCTTTAAAATACACTTCTTCACCGATCACGCCACTAACACCTTTTCGCTCTGCCGGTGTCATACCAAGAGTTTCACTCCCAAGCATTGTGTGATCGTCCACCCAAGGAACAAGTTTGAAACTATCAATAGCTTGTTCATTGCTTAGTTCTTCTGCCGGTCTATAAACGGCATAGAGTTTTTCCTTGTCGGCTGGTTGAGTACCATCAGGAAGACGAATGCTTGCCCCCCTATAAAAGAAAACCCCCTCTTTACTGAGGGGGGTTATTTTTCACTTCAAACCAACCGTTTTTATCAAACTCACGTTTGTCTTGTGCCGTAGTCATTCAAATACCTTACATTTCTTTCTTGAATAAAGATTTCATACTTTCTTGCAACGCTTTTCTTGCTTCAATCTCCGCTTTTCTCTTTTCTTGTTTTGCTTTTACTTTTTCATTATTTTCCTGTTCCACTTGAGCGCTTGTTTTCCCCTCTAATTTAGCCTTAAGCTCAAAGAAAGCTTTTTTAAAAGCTGGTTTTTGGTCTTCAGGAATTGATTGATAATGTCCAACAGATAACGTTTTCTTTTTTTCATCCCAAATAATGCGGCCCTTCTCAACACCTTTAACAAAAAATCTATTAGGATATTTACGCCATTGTGTAATTTCCCCTGACTGAATAGCGTTACTTATTGCCGAAGGTAAACTCGTGGACTCAACACGTGAAATGAGCTCTTTCTCACGCTCAATAGCATGCTCCGTCCTTTCTATCTCAGCAGTCTGCCTGTTTAATGCATTAGCTTGACGATCCCATTTTTTGAATGTTGCAGCTCCATTACGTTTATCGTTAAGAGGTTGACCATTTGCTTGTTTAACTGAATCAAAATGATTTTTAAGCATTGAATCAAACTTCTCGTTTTTCTTAGCTAAAGATTCTGTCAATCTATCCAATCTTTTGCTTGTAATAGATTTAGGTGATTCAAGCTCAGCAATTCGCTTATCTATCAAAGATTTAATATCTTGATACTCTTTCTGCACACTTTCTTGGTTAAATGTATATTTAGGAGAATTAGAAATTTTATTTATTCTCTCAGATAAAGCTCGTAATTCATTTATTCCTTTACTGCTAATTGCATTTTCTGCATTTCTCCGAGCTGCTTTAATTTCTTTTTCAATATGTTTATTGGTTTCTAAAGAAGATTTATTCGGTGTTTTAGGACCTTTAAAATCCTTTCTTACCTCACTGATCTTAACTCCTTTAAATTTTCCACCCATACCGGCTACAATACGCCCCTCGTCATCAATTTTAACAGGAGAACCTTTTCCTTTCGCGCCATTTGGTTTTACCGTAATCCATCTGTCATCCATAGCAAAAACAGAGGACCATAGATTATCTATTCGTTTAATTTGCGATTTACTCAGTTTCATCATTTTTCTCATCTCCAAATTCAATAACTGGCTTCATAGAGCACCGACAATTAGGCAATTCGCCAGGCAATCCATAAATCCGTTCTCCATACATCACACCAATAAATGGCGGATCGTCAAATGAACAAACCTTACCATTCAGATGGACATGTAATTGCCTCGGCTCATTTCCACCACCGGAATGAATCCAGATAAATTTTTTTACACCCAATTCCTGTAATCGTTGAGCCTGAATTTTTCGATAAACTTTTCGAGCTTGATCAAGCGCAACCAACTCAGCTTTTCTCTCATTTCCTTGGTAATATTTTTCAAGGTGTTTTTTTAAGTCAGAAAAACCTTTACCGCTAGTAATTGAGTTAGTCACGGCAGTTTGTACACCTTGAAGATAATAGGTAGGGATCGTCTTGATTAAACCAACAGATTCAAGTATGGAAGCTTGCGTAATATCTTTAACTTTATCACTCATTAAATCCGTTTTAATAGCAAGATTATCCCCCATATCTTTAAGACTTAAATTGAGTGTTGAAGACGAATTTTTTAAAACCCGATCAACCATTCTCTCCGTAACTTTTTTCGCTAACAAAGAAAATATCGGGTTATATTTTTTTAGGGGCTGAAGTAGATTAGCCCTAAATATCACACCATTTTCGCAGGATTTTCAACTGCGATTTTGGTGTTCCAAAGTTAAACCGAAACTCACATTCTTTCAAGAATAAAGGGAAATTTTTCCGGTTTATTCCGTTGTATTTCCGAAGTACCCGCTTAGCTTGGCTCCAAAAATTTTCAATGCCGTTGATGTGGTTTTTCTTCACCGCAAACAGCTCTGAATGATTGATACGTTCGTGATGAAACTCACTCACATCAAGGGCATCATAGCTTCGGTAAGTGTCGGTATAAACCCAGCTGTCAGGTTTAATTTTCCTTTTAATAACAGGGAGTAAGGTTTCACTTTTCGTATTTTTAACCACGAGAGTAAACACTTTTCCTTGCCGTTTCAAAATGCCAAAAACTGCCACTTTTTCCCGCTGCACCACGCCCCCTTTTTCCCTTTCGATGACCACCAAAATAACTTTCATCCAACTCAATATTGCCTTCAAAAATCTCATTGGCTTCAAGGGCAAGATGATGCGCAATAACTTGGCGTACCTTGTGATAAAACAAGATGGCTGAATTAGCTTGAATACCTAAAATATCTGCAGCTGAACGAGCTGTCACTTCTAACACAAAAAATTCGAGTAACTTTCTTTGTGTAGTTTTCTTTAATTTACAATGGGTTATCTTCATTTTTATAGACTAACATACTTACTAATCTACTTCAGCCCCTAAGGAATAATGATGTACCAATTCAAAGCCCGATGTT